CAGCAGATCAATTCAAGTCCTACGAGGACCTGGATAAGCGTCTGAAGATGGTGCTTGGTGCTAAACCTGCTCCCCGTCGTTATGATGAGGAGACTGATAATGAAGATAGTTCTCGTGGAAACTTTGCTCCTGACTGGGCAGCAAAGAGTGCTCCTGCAGCAGACTTCAATGCACCTGACATCACTCCAACAAAGTCTGTTGACTCTGATGAAGATGATGCTCTATCTTACTTCCAAAAACTTGCGGAGGAGTAATGGATAGCGCAGTTCATGCATGGAATACCATGAGTTACGGAGAAGGATTTCTCTTCTCCGTCTGGTTGTTAGGAATGTATTACATCAAACTTAGGATGGACAAATACTTCCAATGAAATATAATCAGTTGTGCCTAACTCTTTTAGTTATCGCAGCATATATTAATCTACTAAAATAGTCTGATATTATCAGCAGTCTTCATGGATTCAGTCTTATATTGACTGGATCCTTTTTTGTATGTCATTAGAAGTTCAAGATCATCTAGAACAACATTTAAGTATCTCGGTTTTAATAAGAAAATATTTCTTCGATCTGTTTGAAGGTTATCTTCATACTGATAGTTAGTAACTTCCTTGACTGGATATGCAGTTACTAATCCACTCTCATAGTAATCATAATATGTGATACTGTATGTTGATGGAACTTGTAATCCTGCAGGAACAATTGTAATGTTGTCTGAGTTTTTTAATTGTGTTGTTTCATAATGATGTGTTGCATTTATGTTATCATAGGTTCCATAAGTTTTTAATAAGTATTCATTAAAATTATACTGAGACATGGGCCATTCAGTATAGATGTTTTGAATATTATTACAGACAAGAACTAACCAATCTAATTGTGAATCACCATAAAACTCTGAGGCAACATTATCCGGTCTATCATTACCTCTGACTTTATACTTAGAAAAGAATGCAAGGTCCTGAAAAATATCCTCTCTGAGTTGACCTCTCTTGAATAAATTTTTGACTGGAATGTAATCAGAAATATTAGCATCGGGAAGTCTGCTAACATATTCGAAGTCTGGAACTTTGCTAAAATAATTTGACATGTTAGAAACCTATTTCTGTGGCTGGGATGTCCTTATAATTATCATTATATACAGGTTCAAGTTCTTTAAGCGTCAAACTAATTTGATATGATATCATCAGACCATCTTCATAAGTAGCATAGTTATTCTCTGGTGTATAGTTTGTACTAACACTAGTTAGGGCACACTCTTTCATTCTTCCTATGAAAGGATGGTCTTTACTATCATCACCTCTAAGAAGGTAATTAACTTGGAATGTATTTGGTGACTTAAGAAACAAGTTAGCTGGTTCTCTAATTGGTGCCATTCCTTGTTTGAAAAATCTTATAATTTTTATAATTTCTTGACCCTCTGCTTTACTTCTTGCAGAGAGTCTAAAACTAAGACTAAATTCTCTAAGAGATGGTTTGCTGAATAAGAGTTCAAGGTTTGGGTTAATAACCAATCCACCCATTCTTCCTAATACGTTGACCCCCGTGGCAGATTTTCCAAGTGCTCCAGTAATTGCTGATTTAAGTTGTGTAGAACCACCGGCAGCTTCCTCTGTCATCTCCTTAATTTTTCCTCCTGCATCACCACCACTTGCTGCCGCACCAAAGAGTTCGGCAGCTGCCAGTTGACCTATATTTGCTTCATCGGCACTCCAATCTGCACTGTTGGTATCTCTGATTTGTCCAGGAACAGGTAAGATAACAGTTCCAAGAATTAACCGATCACCATTTCCTACTTTAGCATTAGGTTTTATTGGTTCTCTTCCAAAAGTTGATCCTATTGTTGGTTTATTAACTTTATATTTTATTAGTGAAAACTTAATTACATCCTGATTTTGTGCCATGTCCTCAGGATATCTTAATGGTTCTGATCCTATCTCTTGAGTTATACCAATATTAGTTCCTACTTCATTTTGTATACTTGCCAGTTGATCTGTAAATTTATCTACAGACCCAGATTCAACTTCATCTGCCGTTGCTCTGGGTGGTGTGGTTGATTTTCCAGTCTCAAGTAATTCTTCTGCTTTTTGAGCACATGCTTCCTTTGTACTACCCTCTACTGCAATACATCCATCCTTTGCAGTTTTTGTTGCTTGATCATTTAGTTTTTTTTGATTTTCTTTACTTAAAAATTGCTTTCTTTGCTCCTCAGTATTAAACACTTCATAAAATCCTGATCCAAAAGTAGGATCATTTACTTCAAATTTTTTTCCAGGTGATTTTGTCCCCAATAAAATCGAACCAAAAACTCCTCTTCTTTCATATAAATTTGCTTCTCCAGTTTCTGAATTAACTTCCCAATATAATTTTTTTCCACCATCTACTGGTGATGGAAATGCTGCTCCTTCTCCGCCATACAATCCCATTACGCACCACTTTTTTATCTATTTAGTAAGTATCTTTGCGAAGTGCATAAGGTATGGAAAGCAAGTCTCCTAGTTCTTCATAGTCAACAATATAAAGTTGACCTGCTACTTCTTCCCAAGTATAATTTCTATACTTACCTAGGTGAAAGTTTGCTCCACGAAACCCCCAACGGAACACTTCTGTGCAGGCAATTAATGGGTGCTGATCATATGTTATGCGAGGTGTCTTTGCATTATAAACAAAGGTATAGAATTTTCCTGCTTCTGGTATAGGAGTAACAGTATCATTCAACACTCCCATGATCTCAAGCATCATCTCTTCTTGATCATTTGTTTTATTATTGAGATCTGGAATGAGTTGTTCGATACGGTTCATTTGATTCCGAGTTCGTCCTCTGTGATGATCTTAAAATTAATTCTTCTATCCTCACAAAACTCAACTGCTGCTTTCCACTTTGCTTGATTGACTGCATAGGTCTTACACTCATAGATGTATGACTTAGTAACTCTTGACCTTTTCTTAGGTTCTATAGTTTGTCTTTTTGGTTTTACTTCAATCACATAAGTTTTAATCTGTCCTGTATTTTCCTGCACTTTGATAATAAAGTCTGGGAAGTAACGATGAACTCTTCTATCTATTGGTGAGATGTATGGTATGTAAAATTCTTCACTACCCCACTCAAGAATGTTTTCATTTAAATCACAGTAATGACAAAACCTACGTTCCCAACTACTACGGCATATGATATTGTTAGCATTGCCTTTATATTTCTTTGGAAATGATGGTTTATATTTACTTTTAATACTTTCTCCCATACATAATATATAAGGTTATAAAATTATTTATAAATGCCTAGCATAAAGTCAGTTGATGATATTAAATCATCATTATTAAGACCTTCACTTACCTCACAGTTTTATGTTGAGATTCCAGTACCTAGTCAAGGTGCAAATTCAGATTCATTCAAACAAAAATTACAGGGGAATGGAGTTTCTTGGCCAACAAGGGATCAAGACACTCTAAATCTTCTGTGTTCTGAGGCAGTTCTTCCTGGTTCAAGTCTTGCAACCTTTGAAATTAATAATGATAGAACTGGTGTCACTGAAAGGCATGTTCATCGTAGAATGTTTGATGATAGAATTGACTTAACTTTTTATGTTGATGTTGAAAATTATCTTCCAATTAAATTTTTTGAAACTTGGATAGACTTTATAAGTGGTGGAGCAACTACAACTAATTTTGTTGAGGCGAGTAGGAATGAGTTGATAAATAAAAATTATTTTTATAGAATGAACTATCCAGATGATTATACTGCCGATCAAGGATTGAAAGTTATCAAATTTGAAAGAGATACTTACAAAAGTCAAGATAAAGGTGGATTTGATAGACCAACAGGAAGCGTTCTTGAATATAATTTTGTAAGAGCATTTCCACTTTCTATTGCATCGATGCCAGTTTCATACGAGTCCTCAAGTCTTTTAAAATGTACGGTATCTATGAGTTACATTAGATATGTTGTTAGTATGAAGAAAGCATCAGAAAGTTTACCAGCATCTACAAATCCCAATAAAGCATCAGATTTAAAAAATAAATTGAGTGCTCAAAATTTCATTCAGAATGATTCTTTTAACTTGCCATCCTCAAATGTAGCATAAATATTTGCACTGAAATAAAACTATAAGACATCATGCCTTTACCAAAAATTGTTACACCAACTTATGAACTTGAATTGCCATCAACAGGTGAGACAATCAAATTCAGACCTTTCCTTGTAAAAGAAGAGAAGGTTCTTGTAATTGCATTAGAAAGTGAAGATACAAAACAGATCACGAATGCAATTAAAGCAGTAATTAAAAATTGTATTCAATCAAAGGGTATTAAAGTAGAAGCACTACCTACTTTTGATATTGAATATTTGTTCCTTAACATCAGAGGAAAATCTGTTGGAGAAAATATTGAAGTAAATATTATCTGCCCTGATGATGGAGAAACTCAAGTAGAAGTTGCGATTGACATTGATGAAATCAAAGTACAAAAGGATGACAATCACAGCAATCAAATAAAAATTGATGATGATATTATGATGGTGATGAAATATCCATCACTAGATCAATTCATTAAGAGTAATTTTAATCTCAATGATAAAAATGCAATGGATCAATCATTTGAATTGATTGCATCTTGTATTGATTCTATTTGTAGTGGAGAGGAAGTATGGGCAACTGCAGACTGTTCCAAAAAAGAAGTGAATGATTTTCTTGAGTCGATGAATTCTTCTCAGTTTAAAGGTATTGAAACATTTTTTGATACAATGCCGAAGTTGTCACATAAAATTAAAGTGACAAATCCAAATACAAAAGTTGAAAGTGAAGTTGTATTGGAAGGACTAGCAAGTTTTTTCGCATAAGCCTCATTCATATGAGTGTGGAGGCTTATTATACTCTTAATTTTTCCTTGATGCAGTATCATAAATACTCATTAACTGAGATTGAAAATATGATTCCCTGGGAAAGGGATGTTTATGTTGCTATGTTACAAAATCATCTCGAAGAAGAGAAATTAAAACACCAACAACAAAATGGCATCTAGGACTACTACAGATCCAATAGAAATACTCTTAGAGATGGGTATTGACCTTGACAATTTGTCAGAGGAAGAGGATTATCTTAGTGCCTTAAAAGAAGCAATTGCAATAATTTTAGTCAAGACAAAAGGTAGTGGTGATGAAAGATCTAAGGTTCTTTTAGATGAAGTTGTAAAAGTAAGAAAGTCTAGAAAGGCAGCAGACCCAACATTTAAAGCAAGAAAGAAAAAAATATCAGCAGACTCATTTAAAAAGAAAACATCTTCTATTAAGGCACTTCCTGGAACCAGTGAAGGTGGATTACTTGATGTAAAAAAAACTAAAATAAGTGCCGAGGATATAAAATCTAATGATGATAAAAATATTTTAGAATCAATTCTTGGTTCGGTTACTAATATTAGTGACATGTTGAAGGAGCAATATAAGTTAGAAGAAAAGGATGCTGAAAAAGATAGAAAATCTGCAGAGAAAACTAAAAGAAAACTACAAGAGAGTGGATTAGAAAAAGCATTCAAAGGATTAGCAAAGACAACTGAAAAAGTAATCGCACCAGTCAAAAGTTTACTTGATAAAATATTTGGATTCATAAAGACTGTTCTTCTTGCAAGATTTTTAAATAAATTTATTGATTGGTTTTCTGATCCAGATAATAGAAGTAAAATTCAAAGTATAATTAGATTTTTAGGAGATAATTGGCCAAAATTATTATCTGCTTATATTATATTTGGCACTGGACTTGG